CGGTAGTTAGGTTACTTTCGATGACTAAGCAGCTTGGGTTGTATGGTCATAAATTAGTTGATGTATGCAGACATTTTGGTATCAGCATTGATGCGCATGATGCTTTATCTGATATTCGAGCTACAAGAGATCTTGTACAAGTACTTAAAAACGGCTTAAAATTAGATTTGTGGGATAGTAGTCAAGATAAAAATGGTTAAAAGAAAGGTTATATGGGAAAACTAACAAAAGATCAAAAAAAGAAGATGAAGGCTATCATTGGAGACTTTGAAGCTGAGTTAGATGCGCAAGATGGTCATAGAGCGATTGAATTAAAAACTGCTAAAGAGATTGGTAAGAAGGTTTGGGCTTGTACTCCTGAGATCAAACTTAAAAAAGCTAATGATGCTTTTGATCTTCAATTAACTGAGGACCAAACAAGAGGCGGTGTGATTAGGATTATCAGAACCGGCAGTAATAGATTAAAGATTTGTTCAATGGTAGAAACTAAATACCTTAATGATGGTGTTGCAGAGGCTAAGAAAGAAGCTAAGAAACTTAAAAAAGCTGAAGAAGCGAAAGGAAAAGATGCCGTACAAAGTGGGAAAGAAAACGACAAAGGGTTATCCAATAGTAAAAGCTGATACTGGTAAAGTAGTCGGCTATTCAAAAACAAAAACTATGGCTATGGCTTCGGTTCGTGCCAGATATGCTAATACAAAAAAAGAAGCATAGTATTTATTGATCAATCAATCTGCTATACTTTTAATTGTATGCCTAACAAAAAAGGAACGGACAAGGTCCAAACTCCTAAGAAGGCAAAACGCATAATTAAGATTAAGCGCAAATCTTCTGGAGTAGTAACTAATCCAATTCCAAAAAAAACAATTCATGAAAAGAAAAAAGGTCCGAGAGGATCTATTTTAGATTTTGAGTACAAAGGTCAAAAATATTCTTTAACTGAGCAGCAGTATTTATTTTGTGAAGCCTACTTAACTTTTCAAAAGACGGCGGCTCAATCTATTGTAGATTCTGGCTACAATGTTTATGGTGAGAAGGGTGGTATTAATTGGAATTTAGCACGAAAAATGGGATCTGAGAACCTGTCTAAAGGTAATATTCGTGCATATGTCAACAACGCAATTGATATTATTGGCTTGAGTGATGATGTAATTAGAAGAGAACACGCTAAACTTATTCTACAAAGTACTGATTTAGCTGCTAAGTCTAGAGGTCTTGATATGTATTACAAGAAAACTGGAGAGTATGCACCAGAGAAACAAGAGCATAGCATGGATAAAGAAATTACTGAGGCTCTGCTTAAAGTTGCTTCACTAGTTAAATAATATGGAAGATAAATTATTAAGAAAACTAAATACTCAAGATGCATTTGATCAAGATGTTTATTGTTTTTGGTGTGTTGGTTGCGGTTGTGGTCATTATTTTAATAGCAGTTGGTCTTTAACTGGTACTGAAGATAAACCTACTGTTAATCCTAGTTTATTAGTTGATAAAGATGATCCTAATAGGAGATGTCATTTGTTTATTCGAGATGGTCAAATTCAATATTTAAGTGATTGCCATCATGAATTGGCAGGTAAAACAATTCCTATGGAAGCTTTTTAATATGGCTAAGATCAGAGCAGCTACAATTAAAACTCTTGCCTTTTATGATTTTAAGGATGATACAGGCGAGTCTATTCATTGGTATCCTGGTCAGCTTGAAATTATTGATGCTATATTGCATCGCAAATCTATACCAACAATTAATTTTCCTCAGGGTAAAAATCGTGTAGAGGTTATTGCTCTTACTCAGTATGGAAAGTCGCTTGCAGTTGCTGCAGGTCTTTTAATTCGTGTTGTACCTAGACCTGAAAAGTGGGCAATTGTTGCAGGTACTCAAGAAAAAGCGCAGATCATTATGGATTATGTGATCATGCTTGCTACTAACAATGCTTTGATTCGTACTCAATTAAAGGTTTCAGAGCCTCTTGATCGTCTTAGAATGAGTAAAAGCAAGACTAGAATTATGTTTGCTAAGAAGGGTGAAGTGCGTGTTTATTCTGCTGAAGCAAGTAGAGTAAACAAAGTTTCTAAAGCGTTGATGGGTTTTGGTAGTCCTAATGTTATTGAGGATGAATCAGCATTAATCAATGATAAGTTGCAATCTACTGTTACTCGTATGCTTGGCGCTAATCCTCATGATAACTTTATGATGAAGATTGGTAATCCATTTGAGCGCAATCATTTCTTGCGTACTTGGCGTAGTCCTAGATATGCAAGAATCTTTATTGATTACAGGCGTGCAATTCGTGAGGGTCGCATGACTGAAGAGTTTATTGAAGAGCAAAAAGAAGAAGATCCTTTGATGTTTGATATTAACTATGCCTGTAAGTTTCCGCCTCAGAGCGCTATTGATCCTTCCGGTTGGATGTATTTATTTTCTGATGAAGATATTGAAAAGGCTATTAATCGTGATCTAATTCCTAAAGGTACTAGGTGTTTAGGTATTGATGTGGCTAGAGGTGGTCGTGATAGTAATGTAATTGTTTTAAGACAAGACAATTATGCTAAGTTAATCAAGAAGTTTCAGTTGCAGACTAGAAATAAAGGCGGTAAAGATACTTTAATTATGGTTGCTGAAGAAATATTAAATGCGATGCGTGAGTATGGTATTTTTCCTGAAGATGTTTTTATTGATGATGGCGGCGTAGGTGGTGGAGTTACTGATTATCTCGATGCAGTTATGGGTATTGCAATTAATCCTGTTAATTTTGGATCTTCACCTTCAAGCTTAAACAAAGATAAATATGCTAACTTGCGTGCTGAGATTTATGCAAGTGATGTAGGGCTGCATAATTGGCTAAAGCATGGTGGCAAACTAGAGAATCATAAAGGTTGGTATGAGGCTACCAATATTCGCTATCGTCATAACTACAAAGGTCAAGTATTATTAGAGAGTAAAGATGATATGCGTAAAAGAGGTTTAAATAGTCCTGATATTCTTGATGCTTTAGCTACTACTTTTGCAGAAAGAAGTCAAAAAGTATATCATGGTGTCAGTAACGAGGCAATAAAAGCCGGTGGCGTTAGTTATATATAGGGATTTAATCGTATGATTCCAAACAAAGACACAATCAAAATGATGGTAGATAGGGAAAAATCCTCTGCTTTTGAGTGGCAGAAGCGCAGACATAGCGATTGGACCGAAAATTACACACTAGGTAGAGATAAAGTTATTGTTAATCGTTTAACTCAAAGACAATCTATTAATGTGCCTTTGATGAAGCAAACAATCAAGACGATCATGGCTAAGACTGATGATCTACCTGAAGTTATATTTGAAAATTTAGATAATGATAAGCAAGCTGAACTTTACTTAGATGAGCGTTGGAAAGCTGATTGCAAAAGAAATAAGACTGAAATTAAAGATATTGTAGATAAGAAGCAAGTCTTTGGTTATGGTAGAACTTTCAAGAAATTAAATATTCGTGATGGCAAGTTTGTCTTTGGTATTGAAGATGTCTTTGATATGTTAGTTGATCGTTATGGTGATCCTACTGATTTAGATAGTTTCCATTATGTTTGTCATCAACATATTTTTAGAAGATTAGCTGATGTAGCATTGAATCCTGCTTATGATTCGATGGAAATTAATGACATCAAGAGATATTTTGCAGGTCAAAGAGGTGTACAAACATCAACTGATAATCAAGAAAGCTTGCGTTATAAGAATGAGCGTATGCGCCAAATGGGAGTAGTTGATATTGATACTCCTGAAGTGGGTGAAGCTATTGTTGAACTTAATGAGCATTATATTAGGCTTTATGATAGTGATACTCAGATTGATCAATTCTATTTAGTAGTAACTGGTATTTCCGATGTTAGTCATGTATTAATGTGCAAGCCTCTTGAAGAAGTGATTGGTGTAACTGCTGATCATTATTGGAGAGATCATTTACCTTTCAGTACTTGGGCTGATGATATTGAAAGAATTGATTTTTGGTCCGACTCTATTAGTGATATTGTTAGAACTCCTAACAAAGTTGTTAATGCTTGGATTGCTCAACTAGTAGAGAATAGAACTTTGCGTAATTTTAATCCTCACTTCTATAACTCTTCTACTCCTGGCGCTAAGAATTGGAGTCCTCAGACCTTTGAAGCTATGGCATGGGGCTTTTATCCTGTACCTGGCGATCCTAACACAATGCTTAAACAGATTCAGATTAATGATCTATCAGAGTCTCTTGATGAATTGAAGTTTTTGATGGATTTAGTAGAGCGTGCGACTGCAGCTACTGCAGTACAACAAGGCGCTACAGAGTCTAAAAAAGTAACTCTAGGTGAAGTACAGCTTGCTTTTGCTAATGCTCAAGAGCGTATTAGCTCTATTTCTAAGTTTTATAATGAATCATGGCAAGACTTTGCATTTAGATATTGCAAGATGCTAGAGGCTGCAGGTGATAAGTTAAGTCCAATTACTTTATATAAGAAGTCTTTTAAGGGTAATATGTTTAAGAAAACTATTACTACAAGAGATCATATCTCTAGAGAAGGCTACAATGTTAAAGTAGTTTCTAAAGCTGAAAAAGAAGAGCGTGATATTAATCAGCTTCAATCGATTGATGCAGCTCAAAAGAATATACCAGGTAATGCACCTCTTACTAAGATTTGGAAAAAGAGAATGTTAGATCTTGCTCAACTTAGTCAAGATGAAGCAAAAGAAGTTATGGATTTTGAAGATCAAAAAGAGAAGATGATGACTGAGGGTGCTGATAATGTTGATCCTAATAATATGGATTTAACTAATAAGCCTATGTTGGCTGATACTGGTAAAACAATCGGTCCTAATACACAAAGACTAATGCAATCACTTCAACAAGGAGGCAAACCATTACAAGCATAAAAAGGAGTAACGACTTATGAGTTTTCTTGAAGATACTTTAAAAAGACTTGGTATTGATTCTTATGACGGTATGAGTGAGGCTGAAAAAGCAACTTATGATAGTTGGCTTGCTCAAATGTCTAAGGATATTACAGTTAATGATATTCGAGATAATGTGCGTAGTATGCAAAGTGCAGTTGTTCTTGAGTTATCTGAAGAGCCTGAATTTATTTATAGTAAGATCTTTCCATTTTTAAAGCGACCAAATCCAAAGAATATTTATTTAAAAGCTAGACTCAAGAATTATTTGATGCTTAGTGCTTTTCTAAGCTCTCCAGAAGAAGCAAGAAAGACTGTAGAGAGAAATTTGCAACAACTTCAGTAAGCGTGTACTATGGTTATTAAGTAACAGTTATAAGGAAAAGTATGAATCCAGAAGCAAAAAAAAGATTAGTAGCTATATTAGCAAAAGATGATTCTTCTATTGAAGCTCATGATCTAAGATTCTTGCGTGCAAGATCTTCTTATTTGAGCAGAGAACAGGCTGAAAGAGTTAATCGTTTGATTAATGCTAATGAAATTGAAGGTTTAAAAATAATTCCTAAAGATGTAATTAAAAATCTTGGTAAAGTTGTAGAACCTGAAGTTGAAGAAGTAATTGAAGCTCCTATTGCTGATGCTCCAATTGAAGAAGGTGATGAAGTTGAAGTTGATGATGTGCCTGTAGATGATAGCGGTGAAGTTGAAGTTATTGAAGATGAAGATGAGGTTACTACTGAGGTTGAAGGTGATGAAGTTGATTTAGATGAAATGAATCTTGATCAATTAAAGTCAGTAGCTAAAGAGTTAGGAATTAAAGGCGTGCATTTTTATAAAGATGCTGATGCGCTTCGTGAGAAAATTTTATCTACTTATGAAACTAGTAATGAAGGGATCAAGTCTGCTGAAGCAGAACCTGAAGTTGAAGAGTAGTAAAATTTATTATTAATAACCAAACCCTAATAAGAAAGGACGGTTTATATGGCATTATTTAAAGATAACGATCGTGAAAAGGTTAATGAAGAAATTGATCTTGAAGATGAAGATTCTCTTGATGATGAAGAAGATCTTGATAAAGACAAAGATGAAGATATTGATCAAGATGATGATTCTAAAGATCAAGATAAAGATGAAGATAAAAAGAAAATTGATGAGGATCAGAAGCCTAAAGTTAAACCTGAAGAGACTGCTGAATATTGGAAAGAAAAGTTTGCTAATTCCACAAGAGAAGCTCAAATAGAATTTGAACGCAGAAAACAGGCAGAGAAAGAGCGTGATGAATTGGCAAAACCAAAAGAAATTACTGATGATTTAATGAAAGAGAAATATCCTGATTGGGATAATTATGATGATGCAGTTAAGGCTACATTAAAGAATCAGATTAAACTTGAGCAAGAGGTTACTACTTTAAAGCAGAGTCAAAATGAATATCTTAATGAGCGTAAATGGGATAATCAAATTAAAAGTTTCTTAGATGAAAATGAAGAGACTGAAGTTTATTCTATTAAAGATAAAGATGCTTTCAAGAAGTTTTGTAATAAAGCTGATCGTAAAGGTATGAATCTTGATGTTTTAGCTAAAGCTTATTTATTTGAAGCTAAAGATGAAGATAATCCTGCACCTAAGAAAGGATCGATGCTAGAAAATGGTAGCGGTCAAGGTGCAAGTAAAAAGCATACTACAGATAAAAAAGAATATACTGCTGATGATGCTAAGAGACTTCGTCAGAATAATCCTAAAGAATATGAGCGCTTAGTTAAGTCAGGTGCGCTTGATATTAAAATATAGTAATTTAAAGCGTGAGTAACGGCACGCTTGTTTTTTTCAATAAATAAACTTCCATTTGACAAACATAATTAGAGTGATCTATCATTATGTTGAATCTGCCTAACTCCTAGTGCGTAGCATGATCGGACCGGCTTACATTAATTAAGTATTAGTACTTACACAATTAGTAAGCTAAAAAAAGGAGTCCGACCTATGTCAGATTACGCAACAAACCTTTCAGAAGGATTTGCCCAAAAAATAGTAAAAATTTACTTCGAGAGATCGGTAGCTGATGAAATTGCTAACCACGATTACGAAGGTGAAATTAAAGATCAGCAATCTAAAGTCAATATTTTGACTTTTGGTGCTTTAGAGCTTCGTGATTACACAGGCGCTGATATGGCTGATGCTGATGATCCACAAGAATCAGTTGGTGTGCTTGAGACTACACAAAAGAAAGTGTATTACTTCAAGATTAAATCTTTGGATAAGTTTAAATCTTGGATCAAAAACCCAGAGGGTACTTTGATTGATACGCTTGCTAAAAAAACCAAACAGGTCATCGACACTTATGTGCTTGGTTTGCACGCTGATGTCGCTGCAGGTAATAGAGTCGGTACAGATTATGTTACTGGTACTGTTGAAATTGCTGCTACAACTGGTGTTGTAACTGGTACTTCAACTGTCTTTACTGCTGCTATGGTTGGCAAGGGTTTCTGGGCTGAAGGTCTAGAAGATGCTGAAGGTAAGAAAGTTTGGTATCGTATTAAAGCTCGTAACTCAAACACAGAAATTGTGATTGAAGATGATAAAGATGATGAGACTTCAGCTTACACAGGTGGCGCAATTTCCGCCGGTGCTGCTATCATCGTTCAAGCTAATACCAAAATTCAAGTTACTAAAGATACCATCTATGCCAAAATCGTAGCTCTTGGTGAAAAACTTGATGAAGCTGAAATTCCTGAAGATGACAGATGGTTAGTTGTGCCTCCAAAGATTCACACTCTCTTGGTCCAAGCCGGTGAATTAACCCCTGCTATCAGCGAAGCTTACCAAAGTGTAGTCAAAAAAGGCTATGTTGGTGATGTCGCAGGTTTCATGGTCTTTAAATCAAACAGAGTTGCAGGTAACAATGATGATGGCTTCCATGTCTTGGCTGGTCATAAGTCTTGGGTTACTTTAGCTATGGGTTTTGTTGAGACTGGAATTGAAGATTTACAAAAGAACTTCGGTAAAGCCTACAAAGGCTTGACAGTTTACGGCGCTAAAGTCGTAGATGAACGCAGAAAAGCTGCTGCTGAACTCTTCTGTTATGTCTAAATAATAGTTAATAAGTGAATATGAGGGTGCGGTAGGTCTAATAAGACTTACTGCACCTTCGACTAAAGGGAAAACCTATGTCTTTTGTAACAAAAAGTGATTTACCTGTATCGGTAATAGAAAGATTGACAGCTATCAATGCAATTACTGCAGCTCAAAGAACTACAAGAGATGCAGCTTTTTTGGCAGCTAGGCTTCCCTACTTGAGCAATCAAGTTTTACTCAGAGATGAAAGTGAATTAATTGTTATTGCCTCTGGCAATACTGTACCAACTGGCGAAGATGGTTTTAAAGTTGGTGCTTTGTTTATTGATGTTGATAGTACAAATATTTATTACAATTCAGGCACAACTTCAGTAGCTGCATGGAATAACTTAAACAGTATTTCAAGCGCTGAGATTGCCGCCGGTGCGGTTGATGCTACTGCTTTAGCTGCTACTATTGATTTAGCAGGTAAGGCTTTAACAAGTCTTTCTATTGAGTCAGGTACTCCGGTCAATGCTGTTGCTGCTACTCAGATCTTAGAATTAACAGGTGTAATTGTGCCTGGCTCTCATGCTGAGAGTGTTGTTACTGCTAATACTATTCTTGATGGTGATACTTTAACTATTGGATCAACTGTTTATAGATTTAAAACTACTCCTGCTCAAGCTTATGATGTTGCTCTAGGTGCTAATGATGCTGCAGCTTTAGATAACTTAAAAGCTGCTATTAATGCTTCTGGTACTCCTGGTACTGAATATTTTGCAGGTACACTTGTTCATCCAAGTGTTGTAGCTACTGATAATGCTGCTACTACTCAAAAGGTTGTAGCTAGAGTGCCAGGTACTGCTGCTAATGCTTTAGCAACTACTTCAAGTGGTGCTACTTTATCTTGGGCTGATACAACTCTAGGCGGTGGAACTGGTGATAGTAATCCTGGTGTAGCTCCTGAAACGGTTACAATTGATAGTGTTGTTTATAGCTTTGTTGATGTCTTATCTGAAACAAATGGCGCTGATGCAATTGCTAATCAAGTATTATTTGGTGCTGATAGTGCTGCTGCCTTAGACAATCTTAAATTAGCTATCAATCATGGTGCTACTGAGGGTACAAATTATAGTACTGGTTCAGTTGTTCATCCTACAGTTGAAGCTACAACTAATACAAATACTGCTCAAACAGTTGCTGCTAAAGTTAAAGGTACTGCTGCTGAATCAATCGCAGTTGATGACACTTTAAGTAATGGTGCTTGGGCTGATACAAATCTAGCAAATGGTGTAGATGGCACAGTTGGAAATGAAAGAGAAATTTTAGTAGATTCAAGTTATTTATATATGGCAGTTGCTGCTAATACAGTAGCTGATGCAAACTGGCGTAGAGTCAGTTTAGGGAGTGCTTACTAATATGAACTCAGTTAAACTTATACCCTCAATTATTGATTCTTTATTTGCTGCTGGTGTTCTCACTTCTACTAACACTAATGTTACTGATGGAAAAATAGTTACTATTGGTGCTATTGTCTATAGGTTTAAAAATACGATGGCTCAGGCTTATGATGTTAAGATTGGCGCTAATGCTGATGCTACTTTGGCTAATTTAGTCAAAGCAATCAATGGCACAGGTACTGCAGGAACTGAATATTATGCAGGTACAGTTGCTCATCCTCTAGTAAGCGCAGGTGCAGTAACCTCTCATACTTCTACAATTACTGCCTTAAATATTGGTTATGCAGGTAATTCTATTGTTAGTACAACTGATGAAACTACTCTTTCATGGACAGCAGGTACTTTAGTAGCCGGTGTAGGTGGTCCATTAAAAGAAGCCTCAATTAATGGTGATGCAAATGGTGCTACGGTTTACTCAGATCCTATTGATATGAGTAATTACAGTGAAGCAATCGCATTTTTGAATGTAACTGCTCATGCAGGTACTTCACCTACTCTTGATGTTAGCTTTGAATTTTCACCGGATGGTGTTAATTGGATGGCTTCAGGTGATGCTTTTGCTCAGGTTACTGAAACTAATGCTATGATCTTGAAGAGATTAACGGCTAACTTCGGTCAGTTTGTTCGTGCAAAGATGGTTACAGCCGGTACTAATCCTGCTTATAATTTGTCATTATATCTAATAGCTAAAGGAGTAAATTAATATGGCAGCAACAGTCTCAATCGCAGAATCAAATGGTGCAGGTGAAACAGTTACCGCTTCAATCACTAACTCAAACATGGGTAATACTGAAGCAGTTAATCTAGATCCTGTAGCTTATCCTGTTACTCCTGGTGATAGAACTTACGCTAAGTATCAAAGATTTAATGTTACTAATATGGGTGGTTCATCTGCTATTAATAACTTAAAAGTTTGGCGTACTGGCGCTCTAGGTGGCGCTGCTACTCATGTTACTAATGCTCGTACTACTTCTTATGCAGGTGCTGCAACTTATGCTACTCCTGTAAAAACGGCTATTACTGGTGCTGATCAAACAATGCCTACTTCTGCTCCTGCTACTGCTAATTTGGGTATTGGAGGCTCTCTAACAGGTGCTTTAACTAGTACCGGTTACTCTGATTATTTGATTCATCAAATCGTTACTAATGCTGCTGATACTGCAGGTTCTACTTCTACAATGAACTATCAATATGATGAGGTAGCTTAATATTAATAAAAGAAAGGTCAATACAATGACTATGCAAGACAATACAATGTACAAATTTTTAAGAGATGGTAAAGAAGAGTTAGTTAATCCTGAGTTATGGAGATGGCAAGCTTATTTTAATGATGGTAGTTTGCTAGAGCAATTTGATAAAGATGGTGTTTTTCATCAATTCAAAGAGATAGATCAATCTAAGTTAGTGGCTTTTAAAATGGTTTCACCAGATTTTAGTCAAGTTTATGTCGTGCCTTTTGATCCTAATAGAATGAAGTTAATTCATTTCTATAAAAGATTTGGTCTTGGTATTGGTACTCCTGAATTTAGAAAAATAACATTGTATTGTTTCGGATACGAATCGAAAGGAATTAAACATCTAATGGTGATCGTTCCAAGTGGTGAAATCATCATGTGCGAAGATCCAAATATCATTGATGTTAATTAAAAAACTATGGCAGACGCAAAAATTACAGCACTAACAGAACTTACTTCAGCAGATGGCGCAGATCTTTTGCCTATTGTAGATGATGTAGCCGGAACTCCTACCACTAAAAAGATTACTTTGACCAATATTGCTGCTTGGTTAGCTGCTCTAGCTCAGACTTTAACTAATAAGACTTTAACAAGTCCGGTCATAAATGGAGCTATAAGTGGAGATTTTGCTTCTGGTTGGATTCTCTGTTCTGAAACATGGACTCGTACAGGTAATCACACTTTTACAGTTGCAGGAGATTTAACTGCCAAATATCGTAAAGGTGCTAAGGTCAGATATAAAGATGGTGGAGCTTATGAATACGGAACAGTTATTTCTTCATCTTATTCAAGTCCTAATACTACTGTTACCCTAGCCACTAATACTGATTATGTAATGGCAGCTACTACAATTACTGATACTTATATCTCTTATATGGAAAATCCTGAGGGTTTTCCAAAAACATTTTCATTTACTCCAGCCACAACTTGCGCTGGAACAAATCCTTCTTATTCAAGTGTGATAGGAAAATTCGTAATTTCTGGTGGAATAGTTAATATTTCTGTAAGATTTGAAAATGCAAGTGGAGGAACTGCAGGAGCAGGAGCAGATCCTTTATATATGACTGGTTTTCCTTGTTCATTACTAAATAGCGGAGTACAAGGAGTAGGTGCTTTTTATGAACAAGATATTGCTACTATTAAGGCTATTTTTGCTAGATATGCTACTCCAACAAGTTGCTATATGCATGATGCTTCTGGAAATAATACTTCTGGAGCAGATCAGAGTTCTGCAAGTAGATATTTATTTATGAACATTATTGGACATTTAGCTTAAAAATGACAACATGGACAGATACAAATACTATTGAAAGATAAAAATGCTAACAATTAAAACAACAATCAGAAACTAAGTATGTATGTCAGACTATTTTATCTTACTAGAAACTGGCGACAAACTTCTTCAAGAAACTGGTGATTTTTTATCTATTGATGGTCTTGGTTATGTTTTAGTAACTAAGTCTGCTAAATATGGTGTTCTAATTACTCCGGCTGCTACTACAAAATCTGCTAAATACTGTACTAGAGCGCCTCCTGCTGCTAGCACCAAGTCTCTT